AGGACATTCAAACGATCTGTGTGTAAGCAATCTATGATATCCCATAATCATACCTAGACATCCGTTCATAAAATACATAAACAGAGCGATGAGATAATGATACCATTCTGCAAACAATATCATAGGTATAATTGAGGCATAAGCCGTTATTTGTAGTAAAAGAATCCCAACTGCGTACATTATAACTCCTTTAAGGTGCCGAGATTCTGTTTCGAGGCTCTCGGCGGGCCCAATGACTACGCTGCGGCAGCCAAAGGTGCAAAGTTATCGTTTGCAGTTACTAATTTGAAGACTCAAGCATCAGTCGATCCTGTTTCGCCCCCACAAGATGAGTCTCGCATGTGCTATAGAGTAATTGTTGATGCATATATATCTTTCGCATCTTTCTCTAAAATTCCAGTTTATTAGTTGTTCTTCCATTTAAAACTCATATGGTGGAGGCGCCGGGCACTGCCCCCGGGTCCTGTCTACCTTCAAACATCTTCAGATTTATTTATATTATATCATAGTTGGTGGCATTTGTAAATATAAATATTACTGAAAGCGAAGTTTATTTTCCCCTTGACATATATCTATCTCACTCGATTACAAAGGTAGATCGAAATGGTAGTCGCAGAAGTTTTGACAGGTATTGCACTTGTCAAACAAGCTACAGACTTTATAAAGAGCAATATCGATACTGTAAAAGATATTGGAGAGATTGGTGATACGATCGAGAATCTGTTCATAGGAGAGGAGCAGTGCCAAAAGGCACGCGCGAAAAAAGCAGGCATGGGTGCAGGTGATCAGTTTGGGATCAAGTCTGTAGCTCAAGAAGTAATTGATGCAAAACTTGCTCAAGAGAAGATGCAAGAGATGAGAAATCTCATAGACTTACGTTTCGGACCTGGAACTTGGCAGTCAATTGTAGATCTTCGTGCAAGAAAGATAAGAGAGGCAAGAGAGGCTGCTCTTCAAGCTAAGAAAGAAGAAGCTAGAAAACAAAAAGAGTTTAATGAAATGATGGTAACAGGAGCTACTATTGTAGTTGTAGTTGGACTTATGGTTGCCGCTCTAATTTATCTAGCTTACTTGGCGGTATAATGTTATTAGGTTGGATCATTATCATATATTGTATCATAATGACCATTGCAACTTTTTGGTTTGCATGGCGTTATGAGAAGTCAATTGAAGTTCCAACTATTCCTTACACAGAGCTTGAGTTCAAATGTTCCGATATGAAGAGAGAACTCGATCGTATCAAGTATTTTTCGTAGAATCATGAGTGTATAGCGCTATCAAAGCGTAATGTAGTACTTTCATGAGATCTTTACGTGCGTCTTCTTCATTGCCTTTCTTACCGTAACGCTGTGCATATTTCATAACGTTACCAAGAGAAAAGCCGATACCGTGACCGCCATCGATAATAAACTCTGTAGCTTGAAAGTTGTTTTTGCTATAATGACCGTTATAAGTTGAGTCAATGTATTCTTTGAACTCGCTGATCAAGTCACCTTCATTAAACTTATAGTCAGGTACAGGTGTAGGTTCAACCATAGGTCTTGAGCGTACTGTCTTACCGCCATCAGGCGATTCGTAAATCATAGGACCCGTGTAGTCTTCCATTTTTACTTCAAACGTTCTTGAAATACCGTTAGGATCATCAAAGTCTTTTAAGTCACTCATTTATTTTTCCCATCTATAAAAAATATGGTCATCAACTACTACAGTCCATGTTTTTGTTTCAGACCATTCTGGTGTTACATAGTTTGCATGATAGTGAGTTGCACCGTCAGTAAAGTCGTGAAGATGGCCGTGATAAATTTTGAAAGCAATGGTTCGAGCAAACTCATAGACATCCAAATCGTAATAAGGAATATCGTCAGACTTCCCATCACAATACCAACTAAATTGGCAGCGATGGCGAATAGGGATGTCAATGTCAACGTCCTTCCACGACGGCTTCGTTGGTCCTTGATATACAACCTCACAGTATGAATGAGGAAAACGAGTATCATTAACGCGATTACGAGTAACAAGAGCGACACCTATCATTCCTTTCGGCGTTTGATTACGTGCTTCCCAGTATATATTATCGGCAAGACACTTTTGTTCTGATTCTGGAGTATGCCACGTTGCGGCTTGTACTTCATCTGCAAGTGCTGATTTACCGGTGGTTAACCCACCGATAAATGCAACAGCGAAAATTGGTGCAAGATACTTGAGCATTAAACAACTCGACCATTTGCTAACAGAGATGATTTCATTAAACGAGTACACTTCAAACGAGACTCTAGCTTTTTAATGACTTTGTCAGTATTTGGTAATACAGGAATGCGAGCAACTTCTTCCATAAGAAGATGTGGAAGAACGCGAAGATCGCGATCAATAGTTTCCCACTGCTTTTCAACTGGCATTGACTTAACGATTGAACGATATTTAGTATTTGAAATCATTTTGAACTCCTCAATTCATTACTATACTAATATTATATCATACTTTCAGGTAAATGTAAACAATTATTTTCACTTTTTTTCATTTTTTTTTAATTTTCTTTTACCTTCTTGCCACCAATCGATTCTTTCTTTTATAGCATTCTCTTCACACGGTCCACAGAGCTTTTCAAAGTTTCCGTTTTTATCATATGAACAGTTCTCACACGCCATCAGATATAAATTTTTCCGCTAATGGAAATATTTCTTTGATTGCCTTTGCGCATTCTAAAGCAATCTTTTGATGTTCAAGCTGAGTACCATTACCAGATCGCAATTCGATAAAATGAATCCAAGATCTTATAGTTCCATTTACATACAGTCGAGATTTTATCATACCTTCCGGTAATACTGCTCGTGCTTGTTCTTTAGCAATACCATTCTCAATTGCCCATTCATATGATTTCTTTGCGGCAATAATAACCTCAGACTGTTTCTTATACCATTCCATAATTAAGTCAACATTTTCTCCACTGTCAAGACCAATAGAGTTCTGTCTGTTTTTTGGATCTTGTAGTCGAGTTTCTCGTAGTTCGTACTCTAGATCGTTTACAGGATTGGCATACCTTTGACTAAACTCTTGAAAAGAAAATGACCTATGTCTGAGTATCTGTCTTGCAATGTCTCTTGTAGTCTCTATTTCTAAGCAAGCAGACACCATCTCGAAAGGCGACCAGTGCTTGTGCTTTGCGAGATAGGATAGTAAACGTTCGGACGTTTCTTGGTTATTTTGGTTCGAGGGGTTCGAGACACGGGCGCAATACGCAATAAGTTCTTGGATATCTTCATTTACTACAGGTACCTTTGGATAGCCCACCATTTCTGGGACTTTTTGTGAATATGAAATTAGTTTTACTTTCATTACGAAAACCTATCAATTAATGCTAAGATTGTAACATATACACCATAACCAAATGTACCCCACAATACAATAAAGCCTACAATGCTGGTGTCACAATATCCGTACTGATCAGCAAGTCCAAGTTTTTTAAATAATTTGTGCATCATTTTCTCCAATACCAAACGTTGTCAACTGTTGTATCATAATTCATATTGTATTCTTGTACTGCCATTCTTACATCTAACACGTTAATGTCATGGCCAGATACAAGACCGCCTTTTTTAACTTTTGGTTCCCACATTTTTATATCTTCTTTGACACCGTCATAACTGTGATCAGCATCAATAAAAACAAAATCTATAGAATTATCTTCAAATTGCTTACTAGCGCTGGTAGTAAAGTCTCTGATTAAATTTGCTCTACCATTAAATTGTTCAGTGTATTCAACTAGACCTTTATACCATTTAACAGCTTTTATTTTTTGTAAATCTTCTGTTGTTTCTATTTTTCGAGCTTTCCACAACCAGTCCGGAGTAAATACATCGACTCCTGTCAAAGTAAGATTTGGACAATTTTCAATTAGATATTTAAATGTTGGACCTCTCAATACACCTAATTCTACGCCCACCATATGTTTTTCAGCTACATGATTAGCAAGCCATTCTTTTCTATTATACATTAGAATTTAAAGTCCGCAAATTTAGCGATACCTTCACCAGTACCTGTTTTATCGAATACCGGAGTATCGTCTGTTAATGTTTGCTGATTTTCATCAGCATCAAATAATCTCATCTTACTTCTATCTATACCAATAACAAAACGCTTTTTATACGTTGGATCATTATAACGATTCTTCAGCTGCTTGACCATCATTTGACCCATTTGTTCGAGTTCTTCAGTAGATATAAGCGCAAACATAAGATCAGCCGTAGCCGGAAGGCCAAAAGACTCAGACGTATCTTCAAGTCCAACATCTGAATTCGTAAACCCGCTACGAGTAGTTTGAGTTGCACTAAACACAGGGACATCAAATTCGACAGCAAGACCACGTAATTCCTCCGCAATGGCTTTAATATAATTATAAGAGTTGATTGCTCCACCCATACCTTTCATACGAGAAGAGGCACAGATATTGAGATAGTCAATAAAGATAATATCAGGCTCAAATTGTCTCTTCAACTTAAGTTCATTAAGAAGAGCTCTAAAGTGACCAGCATGAGCAGAACCAGTAGGATACTCTTTGATAATGAGTTTACCATTGGTTTTTGTAGAAAGCTTTTTAACTTTGTCAGTGAAAATTGTTTTTGGAGTATTTTCCAGTTGATCGATTGGAATGTTGAGAAGATTCGCATCTATACGCTCCGCAATTTTTTCTTCAGCCATTTCCATGGTGATATACAAAACGTTTC